CCCACGGACAGGGTGCTTTTCGCGGCATCCCAGTTAGGGGTAGCCGCTAGCCTTGTACGGTACATCGCGTCAGATCCACGGACGGAGATGTAACCGTTTGTTACGTCGCCACGGAGGAAGCAAAGAAGGAATCCTTCAGGGTTGAAAACCCGACGAATTCCATCAGAGCATCTTCCGACCTCAGACTCCTTGATCTCATACCGGAGGGGCCTAGGGACGCTCTCCTTATAAAGGAAGAGCCCGCCTTTGGTCCTTTTGGTTGAAACCAAGGAAGATGGGAGCCTGATGCCTGCGTCGTAGCCTGCGTAACTAGGGACCGGTTGCCACCTCACAGAGGATGCAAGTAACTTGCATGTCTCTGGAAGTGACAGATCGGTCATAGCTGCCCAGTCGACGAAGCGGTTCAGAGCGACGTATCGGGACTGCTGTGTGTCCAGCCTCTTAACATAGACTGGTCGCACGGGCTGACCGTTAAAGAAGTCAGCCCCGCATGATTCCCGGAACGGACCCGAAACGAAGGTCTTGTCACTGTTCGGCGTGAAGCCGAGACGACGTAGCATATCTAAGACGGTGTGTGAAGCCGCCGTAGGTACGATAATGTCGTCACCGAAGACACCCCAGGTCCTCTTTCCGTTTAGTCGGAGGGGGATACCGTGGTGCCTAAGGACAGAGACCACAAGGGCACTAAACAGGAGAGTCATGATTGGAAACGTAAAACCGTTACCCATCGTGCTCACCATATTTAGTGGCAGAAGCGTCCCGCAAGGGAGCTCAGTGTTCGGACTCCTGAACAGTGTAGTCCACGCAAGGAACTGCCGTGGAAACAGCTGGGACATGAGCCTATTACTGAGTGAGTCCGAAGCCGAGGATAGGTCGATGGTTGAAAAAGACCCGTCTCGGCTCCCAACTCGCGCCAACTCACGGTTATGATCTTGCTCCGTACCATCGGTCCCGGAAATCCGGAGACCGTACGTACGGAGTAGACCATATTCAACGATCTTGCCGAGGCCAAGCTGAAAGAACATATTCAGGATTGGTTCAACACAGATCGTACGTGAGACCTTGTCGTTCTTCGGAACGAAGGCAAGTCTGCTGGCAGTCACGACGTCGATTCCCATCCCGGAGCGATTGGCTTCAGCCAAGCGCCAAACCGGGAAAAGATCGACGTACGACTTGTACATGTCGTACAAGGTTGGGCTGGTCATCGTCAGCTTGGATCCGAACAACTTACTATAAAAGTCAGTTGCACGGGACCCCACTGACACACCAGGTCCGAGCGAACCGTGGTGGGCGATGATTGCAGCATCAAGCGACGGAAGGGAATCGTAGAAGCTACGAATCTCTTCGCGTACCATGCCAAACAACTCAGCATGGTGCTCGTAAGCTTGATCAGGGTTGAAACCCGCGTCCCGCATCGTGGCATTAACTGCCAGGAACTTCGAGAGCGCGGCATCGTCGGCGTCAGACCTCTGCTTGAGGTCCCCAGAAAATTTCCTGAGGACTTCCTGCTTAAGGTACTGGGCCGCGAAGATCTTCCCTGAATCAGGGTCCCCGTGGTAGGGGCACCTGTGCAAGAACCCATCAAGGTCCTCGCTGACTGCCTCCAATAGAGCGTGGGGCTTGAAACCCATGTTGCACCTCCACTTGGATAGTTTAGGCCAGATGACCGAGAGAGAAAAACACTGCCTCCGGCTAAGGGATCAAGGACCCCGGTCGCCGGTGATGATGTTGATCGTCTCTCGAAGCCAGACCTGAACGTCAGGGCTGAGGGTGTAACCCCCGCCGATGAAGACCAGGACTGACCCAACGATGAGCAGGTACCTTCTGCAGTTCTTGCAGGAGATCACAGCACACCGTTGATCAGGGTGTCACCTGCGCCAGCGGAGAGCTGGTTCAGGGCACCCACCAGGAGCGAGGTGAGCGCACGAATCTGCGCTGCATCCGCCGTATCGCAACCGGCCGGGATCTCAAAACGAACCCGGGCGAGAGCGACCTGGTTGGCCTGTCCGGCGAGCGGTGACATGCCCGCGCGAACGAGGAGGGTGTGCACGTTACGTTCGATCGGCGTCACAACACCAGCAGAGTTGGCGGCTGGCAGAGTCTTGAGACTCCGCGGAGGCATCCAACCGATGGTGAAGGGACGAGCGATGGAATGAGACGTGACACCGGCCTGGGTACCACCCAGGGCGGTGACGGCCCACTGTTTACCACCCGACCCGGGCGGCGGAGTATCCGCCACCAAGGTATAGGTGGGTGCAGTGAAGCCCGTCTGGGAGCCCCCGGTAACAGGGGAAGTGAGACTGATGGCCATTTCGGCTGTCCTTCTTGCGTTGTGGAGTTAGGGTTGAACCTACTTCCTTGCCCCTTGAAGGGCCTTGCTTCTGGCAACGACCGAACGCTGTATCAGCTTTGGAATTAGAAAAGCTGCTACATTCACCCACCGAAGGTCCCGCAGGGATGGAGCCCCCGGGATCGAGAAGGTGATGTTCGGAACGGTGAGCTTCTGGACGACGGTGCGATTGATGATCTTGCTTTCCTTACGCCAGGTGCCTGAACTGAAGGCCTCACTCTCAAGAGTAAGGCCCAAAGGCAGGAAATCCTTGGTGTTCGGTCGGCGACCATAAATCTCACCACGTAACACCTGGGCGACGGTCTTTTGGAGACCGGCGTCGAAGGTGTGACGGTACGACCAGGTCCGGATCACGTCACCAGTATTGGTGGCGTAGTCGATCAACCAGGAGTAAGGAGTAATTTCCCAAAGAGTTGGGAGGAACTCCTCTTGGGTAAGGCCGTAGCGTTTGAGGTCCGAACCTTGTCCACGAGTACCAACGGCCCCACGGTATTTAACCGTGCAGTCCGCGAACTCGCGATACCCGGTAAGGAACTTCATAAGCCCGGAACCCGCCTGATAGATCGGCCCAGCATAAGACATGCTCTTTTGGCCAGTGGCCTTGAAGACAAGGTACTCGTATTTGAAATCACGAGACTTGTTATTGAAGGCCGTGGCTAAATCGTTCATGTCTCTAACTAGAGGGAGAAGTGCGAAACGCCACTTCAACCAGTAGTTACTGGACCACTTCAAGAAATCTGATGTCCGGTAGCCCTTCCTCCGTCTCATGAAGGAGGAGACTGCCGTTGGGTATCTTCGGAGCGGTGTAGTGAAGACGTTAAAGGCGGAACGACGCAAATCGTTAACCGTCTGCAACGTCGACCCTAACTCGCCGATGATTGGCCCCGACTGTACGTCCTGGATAGCATCCTGGAAACGGTCGATCAGTTGACTTGAAGCCACGGAATCAGCTCCGCCAGTCAGCGATGCAGTGGCGAGCCTCCACGTGTCCTCGAAGCCTTGGACGTCCCCATAACTCCAGTAGGAAACTGGAGGGTTCTTTCCAGAGCGAACGGTGATAACGTGGGAAGATGGCTTAATCTGATAGGTGTTGATAGACGCGGACATAGACCCGCAAAGAACCGGGTTACGTCTGAGCTTATCTTGCCAGTCAGGGCCATTGCTCGCCGAAACGACCTCGCAGTTACCCGAGAAGTAGGAGTAACTGGCAGGGGCACTCCCGTTCGTCGTGTTCCCGGTAAGGGAACGCACAGACGCGCGAGAGACCCATGTTTTGGTCGGCATGCTGATGCTCCTAAGCAAGTGAAGAAGCGCGACGGCTCCCGTAGGTTAGGGAAGCCGAAGAGAGGACACGCAGGGATTGCGTGGCCGGCCTGTAAAGGGCCTGTGCATAGCACGCGGACACGCGTCGCGAAGGATTCGCGACGCG